AAGATTGCTACAATCGTGAATGCTATCATAAGTAAGGATTCACAATTTATTGAAAACTCTATTGAACAGTTAAAGTCTGCGGCTCTTGCAATGGCTATTGGTGCTATTGTGAAAGACCCATGTGGAAAGTTCATCATGGAAACAGTAGGAACTGACACTCTTCTGAAAAAGTTGACATAAATAATATCTATGGCTACATACACTTATTCGGATTTAGACTTAAATTTTGGCATTCATCCAGTCAAAAAAGACTTGGTGACTAAAAAAGATGAAAATGCTGTAGCGTTTGCAATCAGAAATTTAATTCTGACTAATCACTATGAAAGACCTTTCAATCCAGAATTAGGTTCTAATGTCAGAAAATTGTTGTTTGAACCTGTTTCAGTTTTTACAGCATCTGACCTTCAAAAAATGATTGAGCAAACAATTGCTAACTTTGAACCTCGTGCAAGAGTTAGAAGAGTTGATGTTATTCCTAATGAAGATAATAATGCATATGATGTTAGAATTGAATTTTTCATTGATATGAAAACAAACCCAATTACAGCAGACTTCCTGCTTGAACGGATTCGATAAATGGCAGATAAACTAACTATAACCGAATTAGATTTTGTTTCTATTCGAAACAATTTAAAAAACTATCTTCGTAATCAATCGGCATTTACCGACTATGATTTTGAAGGTTCGAGTATTTCCGTATTGCTGGATATTCTAGCATACAACACCCACTACAATGCATACTATCAGAACATGGTTGCCAATGAGATGTTCTTGGATAGTTCCGTTGTTAGAAATTCTACAGTATCACATGCCAAACATATTGGATACACTCCAGTATCTCGCCGTTCTGCAATTGCAACAATTGATATTGGTATCATTCCAACAGACAATGCTGGCACATTAACTATTCCTCGTTTTCAAGAATTTTTCTCTGAATCAATCGATGGTGTAAACTATAACTTTGTTACAACAAAATCATATACCACAATTCGTGATTGTGGAGTGTTCAATATTAAAGGTATTGAAATTGTAGAAGGATTTCCTAGGGTATTGAATTATGGATATAACACTGCTTTAAATCCAAAGAGAGAGTTTTTAATCAGTGATGTTAATGTAGACACTTCAACTCTTTTGGTTACAGTTCAATCATCTTCATCTAATACTGATTCACACACTTATACAATATCGACCGATGCTACAGAAATCAATGCCAATTCAAAAGTGTATTTCTTAGAAGGCTCACTTGATGATACCTATAAGATTAAGTTTGGTGATGGAGTTATTGGTAATAATCTTTCGAACGGAAACATTGTCATTATTTCTTATGTTTCTTCAAGTGCAGATGCGGCTAACAAAGCAAACTCTTTTACTACCGGTTCTATTTCTGGTTACAATCAAGTTGTCATCAATGCAAATACTGCGGCAGTGGCGGGTGCTGAAAGAGAAACAATTCAATCAATTAAATTCAATGCGCCACATTATTATAGTTCACAAAATCGTGCAGTGACAACTTCAGACTTTGAAGTTCTATTGAAACAAAACTATCCTGCAATCGACACAGTTTCTGTTTGGGGCGGAGAAGAAAACACACCACCAATTTATGGAAAAGTTTACATCTCATTCAAACCAAAATCTGGCGTTATAATCAACGATACGGAAAAAGCTAGAATTGTAAATGAGTATATTAAACCATTATGCCTTGTAACGGTCACACCAGAAATTGTAGACCCTGAGTATGTCTACTTGAAATTTAATGTTATTGTTGAAGTTGATTTGGCTCTCACAACATTAACTCAAAATCAAATTGCGACATTGGTTCGAAATGAAGTGTTTACTTACAACACCACAACCTTACAACAGTTTGGTGTAGTTTTTGTTCAATCAAAATTACAAAGTTTAATTGATAGTGTTTCATCAGGTATTGTTGGTAACGAAATCAAAACTCGTGTTGAGAAAAGATTTGTGCCACAACTAAATGCATTGAAAACTTACTACATTGATTTTGCTTTACCATTAAATCGTGGCGGAGCTGGTTTGTTAGATTCATTAGACTCAACTCCATTTTATGTTAATGATGCGTCTGGAACATATCGACTTGCTTATCTTGATGAGGCACCAAATTCATTCACTGGTGTAGATGAGATTATTATTACTGACTCTGGTTACAATTATCTTGAAGCGCCAACTGTAACCATTACTGGCGATGGTTCAAATGCTACTGCTGAGGCAACCATTGTGAATGGTAAAGTTACAAAAATTACTATGATAACTCGTGGCACTGGTTATAGTCGTGCTATTGTTACTATCACAGGCGGTGATGGATTTGGTGCTAAAGCAACTGCAATTGTGGCGGCTCGTTTTGGTACAATCAGAACCTTCTATTTCAATGAGTTGGCTGAGAAGATTATTATCAATGCAGAAGCAGGTACAATCAACTATGCTACCGGATTGATTATTCTTAATAACTTTAAAATTGAAGCACTAGATTCAGACCACAATGATATTCGTATTGCAATTGAACCTGAAACAAAAATTATTGACTCAAGAAAAAATCAAATTCTTTTGATTGATACCGATGGAACTGATTCTGTTGTTGTAACTCCTAGACTAAGAAATGTCAATAACTAATAAGTTATCAATTGTTGTTCGTGAGCAACTGCCTGAATTTATTCGGGCAGACTACGATACTTTTGTGGCCTTCGTTGAAGCCTACTATGAGTATTTGGAACAAACAAACAAGGCAACAGATTTTGGTAGAAATCTTTTAAATTATTTCGATGTAGATGATACTCTTACTGATTTTGAAGAATACTTTCGCCGCAAGTTTTTACAGTCAATTCCTGCTGAAACACTTGCCAACAAAGCGTTTCTAGTTAAACACATTAGAGAATTTTGGCGTGCCAAAGGTACAGAAAAAGCATATCGTTTTCTATTCAGAGCATTGTATGGTGAAGAGATTGAAATCTTCTACCCTAAAGATAACATTTTAAGACTCTCAGCAGGTAAATGGGTTGAGAGACAATCTATTCGTTTCTTACCTGACTTTTATCATCTTGCGACAGGTAATGGCAGTACAAAAGTTTTTAGGTTGTTTGAAATTGCAAGCACATCAAATCTTGAAGTTTATGTTAATGATGTTTTACAAACTTCCAATTGCACCACAGCAAATGGATACACGATTTCTCCAAATGATCCAATTGTTACATTTAATACAGCACCGGCAAATAATTCAATAATCAAATTAAATTATACATCATCTGATATTGTTGAAGATATTAGTAGAACTGATGGAACACAAGTAGTTTTCTCTTTCACTGGTGAAACATCTGGCGCAACCGCAGTGTCTGAAAATGCAGAAGAAATTATTGTTGGTCTATTGAATGTAAACGAAATCTTCGTTTCAAATATCAGTAAAGGAGTTTCGTTTATTCAAGGCGAAAATATTACTGGTAAATATTTTTATGAAGGCACCAATTATCTAACACTATACTTCAAGTCTCTCTCTGTTTTGAAAGATATTAATGTTGTCTCTGGTGGTGCAAGTTATAATATTGGCGATGCTGTTCCAATCGTTGGTGGTAGTCCTGAATCGCCAGCATCTGCTATTATTAATGAAGTCTACAGTGCATTAATTTCTAGAATACTTATTATTCGTACTGGTGCTGGTTTCAAAGTTGGTGGTGATGTTGTCATCACAACTACACCAAACATCGGTTTGGTGATGGCTATTAGTACTGTAGATTCTACAGGCAGTGTTCATCCAAACACAATTAATGTAAACTCAGATATCATTTCTCTGTATGAAGGTAAAACAATAACAGACTCCGATTATGGATTCCCTGCTACAGTTATACCAACTGGCGAAAATTCTGCAACAAGAATTGTAGATGCATTATCATATGCCAGTATCACTGGTTTAGGTCCAATCAGCAATGTCACTGTATTATCAAGCACATTTGAGTTTGCATCACTACCAACATTGAATGCTGTTGGTCCAACTCTTTCATTCTCAACATCAAATACAAGTAATGGTTCAGCCACAGGCAATACAAGCATTGTCACATTAGGTATTCTTGGTAAAATCAATGTTGCTAACGGTGGCTCAAATTATACAGTTGGTGATGAGTTGAATTTTACTACTCCTGTTGGTGGAAGTGGTTGGGGTGCATATGCTAGAGTGGCATCATTACACACTTCAAATAATGGAATTAAGACAGTTCAATTTGCACCACCAAGAATAACTGGTCGTGCTAATGTCACAGCAAGTGGTGTCACAATTGTTGGTACTGGAACTGCATTTAATACCGAATTGCATATTGGTGATAAGATTGAAATCAGCAATCAAACTAGATTCATCAATGCTATCTCAAGTGCAACAAGTGCCAATGTAAATGTACAATGGACGGCTACAACTTCAAATGCATCAATTGGAAGGACAAATCAAGTCCATTATTTTGACAAATCCAGGTTCACAGTATGAAACTGTACCAACTATCAATTTAACAGCACTAGGTAATGGATTAGCGAATGCTGTTGCAACATTGTTAAGTTCTCAGTTCACCTATGGAGGTAAGTTCATTACCACTGATGGTTTGCTAAGTTCAGACAGAAGAATTCAAGATAGAGACTATTATCAGAATTATTCATATGTGATTCAGTCTCAAACCGACTTCAATAAATATAGTCAAGTTTTAAAAGATTTGATTCATCCTTCAGGAACCAGACTGTTTGCTGAGTATATGCTTCAGCAA